GTTCGCATTACCCTGATCGCGCATACGCGGGAAGGACCCGCGCCCGGCTGCCCGCACCGCCGAGCGAGCCGAGGCCGTTACTGAAGGCGCCAGCACCACGCGCTGCGCGCTGCTGACCTTATTCGGGGAGACGGGGCGCATGGGCATCATTGGCCGGGGTGCTCGCGCTGCCAGTCGTCGCGGCACGCGGCGTTGCACCAGCGCCTGCCGTCGGTGACAGCAGCGTCGCAGTGCAGGCAGTATCCGTTCGCGACGGGGCCGGGCTTCGGGCGGCGCGCTGCGTCGATGGCGCGCGCGGTGTCGGTGTGCTCTCGCTCTTGGGCGATATCAATGGGGTCCATGGTTCATCAACGAATGCCGCGCGCGAACTCGCGGGCGATGATTCCGGGCAGGTCGATGCGCCTGGCGACTGCGGGCAGATCGATGCGTTGTTTGTAGGTGGTGGATCGAACGAACAGGAAGACAGGCGCCACGATGGCGCCATGGGTACCGCGCCGGCTCCAGATGCCGGCGGGGAGGTGCTGGTATCGGCCAGACTTCCAGGTGTTGCGGCCGGTGAATTCACCGCGGCCACGGCTGATGAAATACTCGACGCCGTTGATCTTCAGGAATCCGGCCTCGCTGCGCTTCTTGTCGGCCCGACGGGCTTTCGTGCGGGCCGTCGCGTTGGCGCGATAGCCCTGCTCACCGAATGCGCCGAAATAGCTGATGAGCTGCACGATCAGGCCGGTGCTCACGTTGCCGTATGCGTTCAGCTTCGCACCACCGCCGGGCACCACGTGCCAGCCACGCGGCAGGGCGCCGATGCGGTTGAGCGCGCGCTCGAAACCGGAGAACTTCGACTGACCGCCCAGGAACTGGTGACCGATGGTGTCGGCGCGGGTCAGGCCCGATTTGTTCGGGTCGCTGTTCAGGCGCACGCGGGCGAGATAGGGCGAGCCGGTCGGGCCGAAGTTCGCGGTGTTACGGCCGAAGCCAGCCTGACCGACTGCGGGATTGACCGCACCGCCTGCGGCGCCGGCACGGTCGATGACGAAACCGCGTGTGGTGTAGGGAGTGGGCCGGTCGAACCGCGCCTGCATCTCGGCCTGCACCGCCTGGCGGTACGCGAATGCGGCGTTGTTCAGGGCACGCGCTGCCGCCTTGGGCACGCGCTCGCGCTGCAGATCGGTGAGCACGCGGACGACCTCTGCCAGGTCGAACTGGACGTCGACGCCGATCAAGCGACGCGCCTCGCTGACTGCAGACGCTGAAGCGTTGCGATGGCAGAGGCCAGCTGCGCGCTGGTGGTTTCGATTATCGACGTAACACGGTCGACCTCCTCCTCGCGCGTCACCGGGCGCACTTCGTAACCGACATCGCCGCCGATGAACTGAAACGCGGCGTGGAAGCCGACGGCGCGCGCGGCGCGCAGGATGAAGAGCACCTGCGAAAGCTCGAGCTTTTCGGAGCGGCCGGCGTTGAGACAGTCCTGCAGCAGCCGCGCTGCAGCGTCGGGCGTCTTGTCGGGCCAGAGCATCGGGCCGACCTTCTTCGGCCCGCCAATCGCCCGGACAGCCTCGCGCAACGCGTCTTCCGGGCCTTCGAAGAACGGCATTTCAGTCTGCATTCCGACGCCTTCCGAAAATGTCGGAACGTGTCGGAAAGACGCGCTCCGGGCAAAAAAATAGACTGGTCGCCATGGACATCACCGCAATCAAACAGGAACGCGACACCCGCCCCGATAAGACCGGGACGGGCGCCGCGCAGCGCATGACCGCTTGGGGAATACCGGCCGAAGCCGGCGGCGAGGAGGACGGGATCATGGGACGCGCACTGGACGTTCGGCACACAAACCACGCAGATGGCAATGTTTCATGTCAGGCCACCTTTTCGGTGCAGGTGTCGGACTGGCTCGCGCCATTGGTGGAACGCGAACCGCGCAGGAAAGCCCAGTAATCGAGCTTGTCAGGGCGCAGTTGCTCGCACGTCACCGCGCCGGCCGTGGCTTTTTCGATGTCGGCGCAGCGGTCGGTCGGCACGCGGCGAATGCCGCGCACCCACTGGTGGACAGCGGCAGGCGTGACAGACAGGCTGGCTGCCAAGCGGGCCTGTCCACCCACCACATCGCAGGCGCGCTGAATCGGCGAAATCGTTTCCATGTCTGAAACGATAGCATCGCTATTGCTCCGCAAGCAAGCCATGCTTTCGATTCGGCACGATAGCGTTGCTTTCATGGGGACGACATCCAAAGACAAGACCGACGCTGAACGGCTCGAACAACGCTTGGCCGGGTTCGACCGGGGGCAGCGCGCGGCCTTTGCGCGCGATCACGCGATTCCCGGCGGCGTCGCGGCGATGTATCAGCACGCGAAAGGGATTCGCCCGATCAGCGTCGACGCTGCCATCGCCTACGCGAAGGCCTTCCGGTGCGGGATTGAGGACATCAGCACTTCCGTTGCCGCGAAGGCGCTCGAAGTCGCCGCGCTGATCTCAAACGGCGCACCGCTGGTGCACATCCGCCAGCCCGATCCGTCGTACGCATCATGGCCGTTCGAGCACGTGGCCGAAGTCGCGTACCGCGCCCTTACTCCGGAGGGGCAGCTATGGGCGCAGTCGAAGCTGGACGAGGGAATCCGACAGGCCCGCGAAAAATTCGGGGCGGCGTCCTCAAAAATGAAGGCGTGAAAAAGCAGCTGTGCCGGGTGTATCAGTTCCCAGCAAAGCCGCTTCCCAAATAGAATAGTGCTTTGGTATAGACCGCAAGGATAGTCCATCCGGATGGCACTGATCAAATGTCACGAATGCAGGAAGTCCATCAGCACCGAGGCGACTAAGTGCCCTCACTGCGGCGCGCCGGCAAAGGCCCCCGCCCCTGCTTACGCCGCGCCGCCCCCGGCCTCGACGCTTCTGGCCGGCGTACGGGCCAAGGCTGAGAGGGAGCGCGAACAGCGCTACAACCGGCGACTGATCGTTGTCGCTGTCATTGTGGGCGCGGCGTTCCTCGCCGTGCATTACGCCACGCGTCGGGAACCTCCACCGCGCGAATCCGCTGAGCGGTACGGCGCCCTCACCAGCGCGTTCAATGCCGACATCACCCGCGCCCTCGCTGCGGCGGATGTCCGGGGGTGCGGTATATACCACTGGCAGGCTGTGCTCAACAGACGCGGCGAGTTTCGCGTGTTTTGCACAGCAGACGGTGAGCGATACACCGGTTATCGAGTGCTCCCCGGGTCCGGACGCGTCGGGCCTGATCACTCGACCATGGACATCGCCACGCAGGACACACTCTATCCGCACAGCCGGATACGCTGACGCCGCACCACACCACCCGACGACACACCTGATCTAGCCGCCAGCGCGACGCATGAATGCGGTCGCACGCCTTCGCCCGGAAAAATAGCGTTGCTATTGCTATTCTAAAAAAGCACTGCTATCGTTATTTCAACGCGGCACCAGCTGCGTAAGACGGAGGACGCCATGCCCGACCTGACCGCCACGAACGACGAGTTGCGCGCTGCCTTTCAGGACAGTGGTCTGTGGCGAGAGGGATGGACCTTCGAGCGGGCGCAGGCGTGCCCGCTGGTGTGGCAGTCGCTGCAGAACATGGTGCGCGCCAGGCGGCGGAATGCCGAGCGCGCAGGCAAACCGATGCCGGCGCAGATGGCGCTGATCTGAGGGAGGAAAGACCGATGGATATCGCACTGCGGCTGCTGCTGCGCCGCCTCGACGACCAGTTGCTGGAGCACCTGCGGGCGCACTGCGCAGAGCAGGCGGCGCGCATCGACGAACTGGAGGCGCAGGTCGAGCGCCTGCAAAACGAGGCGATTAACGCCGACGCTCGGGCCGACATGTGGATGGACATGAACCGCCTGCTCAATGACGACGGCCAACCGCCGGCCCACATCGGCATCACCACCGACGGCAGCATCGTGCTGCTGCCCCCGGAACCGGCAGCACAGCAAGCGCGGGTGCTGTCATGACCGTGCGCATCCGAGCGAAAAACCGCGAGCGACTGCTCGACCTGATCCGCGCCGCTGGCCCGGACGGACTGACCACCGAACAGCTGGCCACGGAAACCGGCATGACCACCCGTGCCGTGGCGTCGCTGTGCCGTGAGCTGCAGCAAGATCAATTCATTGTCGCCGCGAACGGTGCGCGTCACGCCGGTGGCCGGCCCGTGATCTGGCGCGAACTGACCGCGCCCACACCGCTCGCCGCCCGTTTCCCTTTCCGCCCGCTGCGCACGCCGCGGCCCACCGTGATTCCGGTGCGCGCCGGTGGCCGCATGGCCCCTGACATCCGATGCGATGCGCGCGTGAGCTTCGGCCCGTATGCCTCGAATCCGTTTCACCCCACCAAGGAGGACTTCGCATGGTGACCGCCCTGCGCGCGGCCTGGCTGCGCTTCAACATCCGCCGGCAGGAAGTGCGGCGGCAGATTGCTCACGAAGATGCACAGCACCACCGCGAGCGCGCACGTGACGCGGTGGCGAAGAAGGCCGACGCTGCGGCGCGCATCGATGCAGCAGTGGGCGAACTTGCCCGCATCGAACGCCGCATGACGGTGCGCCGCATCGAGAGGGCACGGCCGTGCTGAACGTGCTCTTCGACCCCCTGAACTTCAACCTCTTTCAGGTGCTGGTGCTGATGCTGGTCGCCGCCGTGATCGGCTGGGTGACTGGCGCCGCATGGGCCGGCGACCGCCGCGACGAAACCGACCTGCACTTCCAAGGCCGCGACCTGCAGGACGAAGCGCGCCGGGGCCTGATCGAGCGCAGGCGGCTGCCTCGCACGCCGCACGTGCGCCAGACGAACGTCGCCCGCCGGTCGATGGCGCGCGAACCGAACCGGGAATGGATGCGATGAGCGCCGGCATGGATCGCGACCGCTACCGCGCCGCGCTGCTGACCACCGTGGGCGGCGAGCCCTGCACGGATCTGGACGGCGAGCGCCCCGGCGTGTGGCTGCCTGCGGCGGCGTGGCAGGAGATAGCGGACATCGTGATGTCGCAGGGCGCCGTCGACGTGACCGCCGCGCTGAAGAACTGAGGACGCAATGAGCATCGAGCACCTACCCACGCCGTCCGACCTGCTTCCGCTGGACATCCAGATCGCATTGCGCATGGCCGTCGCGAAGCGGTTCGACGCGGCCGGAAGCTGGAAGAAACCCACGGCGAACGACGAGCAGCAGTCCAGCGTGGCACGCATCGACAAGATCGTTGCAGAGGCCCGGAAGCGATACCCGGACGGGTTTCGTCCCGACTGAACCGAATCCATGAGAGGGGGCGAGGCGGTGCAGTCAGCCGCTGGTGAAGGCATGACGCGCGGGCAGTACCTGCCAGGGGGAGCCGCGCAGCAGGACGTGAAGGGACAGCCGTCCGCCCTGGTCACCGCCCCCGTTACGAGCGCCGCGCAAGCGGCATGTGCAACAGCAACCGAGAACCCCCGCAGCGGCGAGGCCTGCCCTTCCAGGCAGACCGCT